AGTGAAATATGGGATTATATTAAAAATAATCTTGATCAATTAGCTGTGTTAGCTTTTATTATATCCAGTGTTATGCAAGGTTCCTTGAATTTTCAAGCAATTAAAAGTATAACATTAGTATGGATATCGTCCAAATTTTTTGGACCAACGACGACGATTATTGTTAGTGTGTTAATGGCACTATTATTTCCAAGCGGCGATTCTTCGCAACAACTACCTATTAGAAGAACGCAAGCTTATGAAGTGACTAGTGTTGTCACTTCATGTATATCGATTGTTAGTATGATTTTATTTGGAGTTTCTAGTGATGGGACTATCTGCCGTAAGGTGGCTGAATCTCTTAAATTAGTTTCTTCAATTACTATTGTAACTAATAGAATTGATCAAATTTTTGCTCATGTTGTATTAAATTTACCTGATGTTATTAAATCTTTTTTATATCATATGTTTCCAGCTTATGCTAAACATATTTTAGTTATTGAAGATGATAATTTTAGAAGATTGTTGAAAGATCTTAGTTTATTGCAATCATTGAAAGTTGATGAAATTTTATATAATAGTCATATGTTAAATAAATTTATGACTACGTATTATGCTTTTAGAGCGAAGATTTTAGATTTAGAAGATAATACTGATTTTAGTTATTTATTTAGAGACGAATTTGCATTTTTGGACGGTATGTTTTTACAAGTACAAGAGCATCATTTGTTACCAGGACAAAGGTTAAGACCTGTTGTTGTATGGATAGCAGGTGATTCAGGAGTAGGTAAGAGTATATTTGTTAAGGAATTGGCGAGAAAGATTATGAGTGAAGTTTATCCTGATAAGGAATTTAATTATAAGGCTAATGTTTATAATCATAATACTTCAAATAAGTTTTTTGATGATTATCATAATCAACCTATATTTGTTTTAAATGATTATTTACAGTTTACGACTGAAGAAGAAGAGAAGTTATTGATTAAGTTAGTTGATACTAATGATTTATTGTTAGAAGTTTCTTCTGTTGATAATCCTCAACAAGGGATTAAAGGAGAAGTTAGATTTACTTCTAAAATTATTATTGTTACATCTAATATTGCTATTTTACAACAATCTGCAAATATTGTTTCTTTGGAAGCTTTTAATAGAAGAAGAGATTTGGTTTATTGGTTTAGAAAGTTACCTAATAGTGAGATTGTTTTTGATGATTTGAATTATTCTTGGGCTAATATTAGACAATATGATCCTTTGACTAATCAATTGATTACTAATGATGTTAAGATACCATCAATAGCTAAACAAGCTGTTAATATTTTAGTTAATTATACAGGTATTCATTTGAAATTGAATCATGATTTTAAGATAGCACCACTATCTAGGGCTCAAGTTATAAAAGATTCTTATTTACAGATTTTTAATTATTATATTGCAGAAGGATGGAATATTTTAGAGACTTTCTTTGCTGATGGTTATACCTTTATGGGTATAAATATGAAGATTATTGTAGGAATGTTAGCTGCTGGAAGTGCTAGTTATATTTTATTTAAGACTCTTGCTAAGAGTGCATTAGATAAACATACTCAAGCATTTCCATCGAGTGATGTTTCAACATCAAAGATGAAGATCAGAAGGAAAGATATTTCTAAGAGAGCTATGGCTGTAGATGATAATGCTTTGATGGTTGTGGAAACTATTAAGAAGAATATGGTTAGAATTTTTACTTCAGTTCCAGTTAGTGATGGAAGAGTTAGTATGTTTAGTGCTGTTGGTATTTTTATTGCAGATTCTTATATATTAACACCAAAGCATTTGTGGTATAGAGGTGATTTAATGATTGATGATTCTTGTACTTTTAGAGTTCAGATGGGCAATGTTGTTAAAGTTGTTTATTTTAATATAAATAATTATTCAGAACATCCTACGAAAGATTTAGTTATCTATAATTTACGTAGTGATTTTCCAGCTCAACATAAGAGAATAGATCATTTATTTATTAAAGAGGATTTTAAGATACCTGAGTACTTATTAGATTCATTTTTAGTAATGAATTCTACTGTGACAAATGAAAATTATCCAGTAGGGTTGAAAACTAGATTTGATACTGATGAGGCTTATTATTATGATACATATGAAGGTGAATATTATGGAAAGAATTGGTGGAATTATGTTTTTAAGACTAAGGAAGGCGATTGTGGATCTCCTTTGATTATAAGTGACAGTTCGTTTATTAATAAGATAGTTGGTATTCATTCTGCTGGAGATAATTATGAAGGTAATGCTACTATGGTTACACAACAAGATATTGCTGTTTTGTTGAAAAGGTTTCCAGTTGTTAGAGTACCAATAGATTTGAAATTAGTAGAAGCTGGAGAAAGGATTTTACAAGATAATTTTACGTTACTAGGATCTGTTGAAAAGAAATATACACCTTATCAGAATAGTAAATCTAGTATAAAGATATCTCCATTAGATGGAATGTTAATGGTTTCTTTAACAGCACCTGCTGTTTTAACACCTTTTGATAATCGTATGAATATAGAAGAAAGAGGAAGATCAATTTTAGGTAAATCTATGACTAGGTTTGGTAATTTGACTATTCCTTTTGATCCGTATTTATTAGAACATGCCTATCATATAGTAAAAGATATGTATAAAGATAGTGAGATGGAGATATTTAGAACTGATAGACCTTGGGAAGATGTAGTTTCTGCTATTGATATGCCAAATATTAAACCATATGATATGTCAACATCTGCTGGTTATCCACATTGCATTGTTGGAACAAAGAAAACAGAGATGTTTGATATGGATAATGCAACAGGAAGACATAAACCTAGAGCTTATTTGTTAGAGAGATTAGAAAGATTTGAAAGACAATTATTGAATTCAGAAGATCCTGATTTCTATGTTATGGCTAATTTAAAGGATGAGAGGGTACCAATGAAGAAAGTTTTGATTGGTAAGACCAGAAGTTTTATGATATTTCCTATTGAATTTACATTAATTATGAGAAAATATTTTGATTCTTTTATTAATGCTGAGATGAAGAATCGTGTAAAAAACGGTTCAACACCTGGTATTAATCCTTATAGTTTAGAATGGGATAGATTATATACTCACATGAATGTGCATCCTAATGCAGTTGATGGTGATTATTCAGGTTTTGATTCTAGTATTCAAGGAGTTTTCTTTCAATATTATGCTCGTTTAGTTAATGATTTTTATAAAGATAATTTTAGTGATTTAAGAAATTATATGATGTATTTACAGATATTTAATAAATTTTTAGTTATGGACCAAGTATATGTTAGATATCAAGGTAATCCTTCAGGAGGAAGGACTACGATTTCTGTTAATAATTTTGTTAATAAGATGAATATAGTTATGACATATTTAGATGCTTCACCTGTTCAATATGCAGATGTTAGATCTTTTAGAGAGAACGTTAGGTTAGCTACACATGGAGATGATAATTTGATAACTTTTTCAGACTTAGTAAAGGGTTTTTTTAATGGTAAAACATTAAATAGATTCATGAAACAACATAATATAGAGTATACAAGTGCTGATAAAGGAACTCAAGTTGAGAGTAAGAAATTGATAGATTGTACATATCTTAAAAATGGATTTGTATTTGATAAAGATATGAAGGTTTATAAAGCAGGTTTGAATAAAGATGTTATTGAGGAAATGTGTAATTGGACTAGAGGAACAACTGAAAGTGAAGTTATGACTATATGTCAAGCAAATTGTGATACAACTTTAAGATTTGCTTATTTTTATGGAAGAGAGTATTTTGATATGATACGTGCCAAGATGTTAAAATTTATACTTAAGAAAGCAATGACGTTAAATTTGCTTGATTATTATGAATTATCCTTTGAATTTGATCAAAGAGGAGAATTAACTTTTGATGATGATCTAGTCCCGAAGGACGAAAACTACACACTTAAAAGTGGTGAATCATTTTATAAAACAATGAAAATGAATAAATTAATGAATAAACAGAAGATTGTAGAAAATCTTCAAGAAGTTAGAACAACTTTAAAAGTTCAAGCCGGAGAAAACGTAGATCAAGTTTTAAGAGACGATAATTCAGTTACAACAACATTCGAGGGAACTGGGAGTGCTTATACAGCTCAAAATGTATATGAGGTAGCGAAAACTAATGATGCACCTGATAGTGAGAGTTTTGAAATACAAGATATGAATGAAGTAAAATTATCTTTATCTAGTATTTTAAGAAAACCATTTAATATGCCTAATTTAGTTTGGACTACAGGGATGACGATTGGTGATCCTATTACAAATACTGCTACAGGATTTTATCCTATAGATTATTTTAGTTTTATTAAACAAGCGACGACAATAAAAGATGCTTATAAGTATGTAAGAGGTACTTTAGTGTTAACTTTTTCTATTTCTGCACAACCTTTGTGTAGTGGAGGTATTATTATATCACCTTATTTTAATGTTGGTGGTTTACAATTTGATAATATTACTAAGTGTTATTTTAGACAACATGTTATAATAGATGCTTCTGATAATAGTTCGACAAAATCATTGGAAATACCTTTTAGATATAGAAGAAATATGGTTGATACTCAGGAAGGTGATTGGTTTCAATTATCTGCTTTTGTTGTAGCTCCTTTAGCTACAGCTGCGTCAGCTTCACAATTACAAGTGACTTGTACAGCTCATTGGAAGAACCCTGTATTACATGTTTTGAGAACTCAATCTTTATCATTATTTAGTACTAATAATACTATTATTAATAGTAAATATGAAAGAGTTTTAGGAAATATATTACCGAGTAATACAGTTGGTGATGTTTTTGATGTTAAAGCAAAGGTGTCTGCAATGGATGATCCTATAAATACTTGTAATCCTACAAATATTTGGCAAAGATATCCATCTTTGAATAATGCTTGCAATATAACGCAAATGGAGAGATTAGCCTTGATGCCTAAGGGAGTTAATACTTGTAGTTTTGATACTTTTGGAACTACAGATGATGAAATGTCAGTGGATTGGATGCGAAAACAGGATAATTTGTTAACAGTTGGAGTAATAAATAGAACTGCACTTACAGGGGACTCAATTCAAACGGGTTGGATGGGTCCTAATAGTGCGTATACTTTGTTAACATCATTTGATTTGGGAGCTAGAAGTATAGCTCATATGGACTTTATTAGTAATTTTGCAACCTATTGGAGAGGATCTATTAAGTATAAATTTCATTTCTTTACTAATAGATTTCAATCTGTTAAGTTGTATTTTGGTATTTTTTATAATCAACCAGCACCTTCTGCTTTTGATGATTTTTCTTCTTCTCATGGAGTGATTTTAGATGTAGGTGGATCTCAACAAGACTTTGAGATTAATGTACCATATGTTTCAACAACACCTTATAAGTATGTTAATCAACAAGATAAGATTGAAGCTGATGCGGGTTTAGTTTATGATAATTTTTTGGGTCAATTTGGTATATATGTAGTAGCACCAGTGATTACTGGTTCAGGTACAGCTAATAATATTTATTACAATTTAACATATACTTATGGAGATGATTTTGAATTAAGGAATTTTACTAATTATAATAATTTTAGTTTTACTCAATCTGGAGATGGAAATAAGTTAGGAATAATAAAATTAGCTGATGATAAATTAACTACGAGTAATACACAAAATTTTTTAACTGATAAAGTAGATTCTATGAGAGATGTTTTAAAATCTTATTCTGCTTGTGCTTATTCTTTTTATACTTTGATAGGAGGTACTAGTTTGAACCTTGCTTACGATTGTTCTATAACTTTAGGAATGTTATTACAAAGAGGGTGGTCTGGATTTTCAAATGCGGTTTTAACTGGACCTATAGAGTTATGTTCGACGGCATCTCTTGATCCAACTGATAGACAGGATCTTATAAGAACATATAGAGGATTTCATGGATCATTGAAAGTTAG